CTACCTGCGGTTGTTGCCCGAGGGGGGAGACCTGTACGAACAGATCAAGGAGACGTGCAGTGCCTTCGTTGCCGTCGAAGTTTCCAACGTAGACCACGGTGGCCATGTCAACGATCCCGCACGAGGGACCAACTACACGCAGATGCCGATGATCGTGCGCGGCGCGAAGATCGAGATCCCGTTTTCCAACACGCACGCGTTCGTCGGTGTCAACAACGTGGTCGGTTGGGCTCGTGCAGACAAGCGACTGACGCACGACAATCGGCTCGCATGGCGCGTTCAGGAGATTCAGTCGGACTGGGCGCAGCACGGACGGAAGCATGGGTTCGCGGTTGGCAAGGCGCAGGCACTGAGAGCCCTGAATGAGGCATTGGACCGAAGGCTGAAAGCCTCGGACGCTGTGCGAGAGGCGACGCATAGGAAGGTGCGGTTGCCTTTGACGGGACACGATCCGGTGACAAGCAAACCGACCAAGAGGTCCACCGAGATTGGTCGAGAGATTCGCTCGGCATTGGGGAGGCTAGAGCAAGACCTCCGAGTCGTCGAATCGGCGGGCAAGGTGTCCAAGAGGGACACGCACTCACTGAGCCATGAGATCAGATTTCTGTTGGGCAGGGAGGATCAAGAGCTGGCAAGGATCTGGGGCAGAGCAGCGCCGGCAGAGCTCATGTTTCCTCGGCATTTGCTGTCAGAATCGGATTACGCAACGGTTGTGCGCGGCATCAGTAGTGGCTACCTGCCGTCGTGGCTTCCGCAGTCCGAAATCCTGCGCCAGGGAGATGCGTTGGCGCGGTTCGCCCAGTCGATGGAAGGCATCGACCCGAGAGCGTTCGATGGTCTCGTGGAATTGTGGCGAGCCGAGATCGCAGCCAAGGAAGGCGAGCAAGCGGCCCAAGCAGCCTACCAAGCGTTTGATCAGTCTGTGCCGGTGGGGCCATTCGTCGAGCAGACCGACGCCTGGATCGAACTAAACATCAAGAAGCAGTTGCAGGTCGCCGCCAATGTAGGAGCCAACTACCTCTCGTTCGCGACAGGGCGGCAGAACGCCGAACTGTACACCCAGGGGTTCGTGCTCAAGTCGTGGAAGATCGCCGACGTCAGCCCCGACGGCGTGCGTGAGATCGAGCTCCGTAGCGATATGCCAGGCGTTTCGTTCCGCATCTTGGTCGACGCCGGCGGCACCGTCACCTCAGCCACCTCCTACGGACACCCAGGACTCATCAGCACGTCCGACAAGTGGGGTGGCAAGAACGTCGCCCGTGTGCTCGGTGAACCTCTGGCAGACGCCATCGTCAGTAATCCCTCGGGCATCTCCCACCTGGCGGCCGACTACGCGCTCGTCAACTACTTCGTCGGCGGCAACGGCATGCGGGAGTTCTATGACGTCTTGCTGCCGAAGGCTGTTGCGAGGGTCGCGAAGAAGCTCGGCCTGACGGTCACCTCGGTGGCGCACGACTTCGATGGTCGATTGGAGGAGCAGGTGGCGGTCGAGGTCACGCCGGAGGCTGCTGGCCGGGTCACGGAGCTGCCGCTGTTCAGCGGGGAGGCCGCAGCTGGCGGCGAGGCGACACCAGCCACGCCCATCGCCCGCGTCGCACCATCGACGCCTCGAGGTGCGTTCTACCGGCGAGCTCGGACCATCGCGCTGTTCCAGACGGCCGACCTCAGCACGTTCCTGCACGAGTCCAGCCACTGGTATCTGACGACACTGTTCGCCCGAGCGCGCAAACCAGGCGCCGCCGCAAGCGTCTCCCAGAGAGCCCAGGCAATTCTGCAGTGGATGGGCGTCGATTCGTTTGAGTCGTGGGACGCTCTCACGACCGAGCAGAAAAGCGCCCTGCATGAGCGCTGGTCGCACTCGTTCGAGCTCTATTTGCTGGCAGGCCGCGCACCGACGCCGCGGCTGCGGCGCCCGTTCCTCGACTTCCGGCGCTGGCTGCGTGGCGTCTACCAGGCGGGGCTAGATGCGCAAATCTCGCGCACCTACGAGCGCGACTACGGGCAGCCTCTGCCGGCACTCACTGGCGAGATCCGCGCCGTGTTCGACTCGATGATTGCCAGCGGCGAGCAGATCCGCGAAGCCGAGGCAGCGCGCCAACTGGTGCCCATGTGGGCGACCAAGGAGGAGGCGCTGGCGGCAGGATGGACCGAGGAGCGGTGGCAGACCTACGAGGACGAGCGCGAGGCGGCCCTCGAGGCGGCCATGGCTCGCCTGAGCGACAAGGGGATCGCAGAGATGGAGTGGATGCGCGGCGCCAGGAACAAGATCCTGCGCGACCGACAGCGCACCCACGACCAGGTCCGCAAGGTGATGGACGGAGAGGTGATGGCCGAGCTGGCTGCTACGCCAATCTACCGGGCGTTGCAGTGGCTGCGGAACGGAGCGCTGACCGACCAGCAGGGCGAGCCGGTGCCGGCTCCCGATGGCTCGCACCGACTCGACCGCGAAGCGATCCGGCGGATGTTCCCCGATGCGTTGGGTGCCGACCCTGGCCGCGCAGACGAGATGATGGCGCGCATGGAGAAGCTCGGCCAACTGCTGAGCAACGACGGGGTCCACCCCGATGCCGCGGCGCAGCTCATTGGTGGCTTTGCGAACGGGCACGAGTTGGTGCGTTCCCTGTCCGAAGCGCTGTCGCTGGAAGATGCCGTCAAGGCTGAGTCCGACCGGCGCATGGTCGCAGAGCACAGCGAGCTGATCGGCGACGACTCGGCCGAGGAGGCGATCAGCGAAGCGCTGCACGACGATGCGCGCACGAGGTTCGTCGCTCTTGAGCTGCAGGCGCTCGAGGAGGATCTGCGGCGGCTGAGTGAGGCGGGCGATGAACGGCTAGCGGCGCGGCGTGCGGCTGCTGCCACCGACATCTCACAGACGCGGGACGAGCTGACCAAGTCGCAGTTGATGCTCCAGAAGCTGCGAGAGCGCGACGAGACCAACCCACGCGTCGCCGAGTTGCAGGTCTTGCGCAAGGCGGCGCAGGCGGACGTCCGAACCGCTCGCGCTCGCGGCGACCAGGCGGCAGAGACTCGCGCTCGCGAAGCCGTCGCTGCCGCAGATGCGGAGGTGATGACGCTAGAGGGGGCCGACGTGTCGCAGGCACGCGCCCAGGTGCGGGCCCTCGAGGGCCGGATCCGACAGCTCGATCGCATTGTGAGCGCTCCAGGCGCGACCCTGGAGCAGCTGACGAGCTCAGCACGAGAAGCCGCGACGCAGGCAGTCCAGCAGGAAAGCTGGAGGTCGCTGGCGCCGCATCGGCATGAGGCGGACGAGGCGCGGGCGTCTCGCGAGACGCAGAAGGCGCTGGTCGCCGGTGACCACATCGGGGCGCTCGAGGCCAAACGCAGCCAGTTGCTGCACCATCAGCTCGCCGCGGCGGCCACGAGGGCGCGGCAGAACCTAGAGGCGCGTGTCGAGCGGTCTGCCCGCGTTTTCCGCGGCAAAGATGAGGTCGTCGCCAAGCGCCGAGAGTTCGAGCTAGTCGCCGCCGCACGGGCGATGGCAGGCATGATCGGCATCGGCACACAGAACTCCTACCAGAGGGCCGTCGAGCAGCTGCGTTTGGCAGCCAAATATAGCCCGTCGACCTGGGCACGAATCGAGGCGCACCTGAACGAGTTCGCCGGCACGGCCAGGGACTGGCGCGACATGTCGGTCGAGCAGGCGCTCGACGCCCTCGACGTGATCGACTCCCTTTGGGAGCAGTCGGCAAGAGAGAAGAAGGTGCTCTTGCTGGGTGAGCAGAGACAGATCGACGACGTGCGCCAGGAGTTGTCCGCGACGATGGAAGCACTGCCGACGCACGCCCTCGCTGGTGCCGGTCGTCAGGCCGCGCTGTCATGGCGCCAGCGGATCCTGCAGGGGCTGTCGTCGATCAAGGCGCTTCTGCGTCGCGTTGAACATTGGACCCGGTCGATGGACGGCGGCAGGGCGGGAGCGTTCGATCGCTACCTGTGGCGCTCGATGCGAGAGCCTCTGACTGCCTACAGGCTGCAGCGAAACGAGTATCTCAAGCACTACGTCGACATGCTGGCAGAGCTCGACGGGATCGACGCCGATACCATCGACGCGCCCGAGATCGGCTACACGTTCGGGGCCGGCCATTCTGGTGTCGGCAAGGCCGAACTCCTCGGCGCACTGCTGCACGTTGGCAACGCCAGCAACTTCTCGAAGCTGCTGCGCGGCACCGGGTGGGGGCAACGGCTCGAAGACGGAACGATGGACACGTCCAGGTGGGACGCGCTGCTGCAGCGGCTCACCAAGGAAGGAGTCCTAACGGACAAGGATTGGCAGTGGGTGCAGCGAGTCTGGGATCTGACTGACCGACTGCGTCCCCAGCTGCAGGCAGCCCACCGCGAGGTCTTCGGGATGCACTTTGCTGAGGTGCAATCGCAGCCGTTCGCGACACCTTCGGGGCTCGAGCTCCGCGGCGGATACGTGCCGGCCAAGACTGATCCGATGCGCGTGCGCCGAGCGCAGCAGTTTGAGCGACTCGACGAGCTCGAGAGTGACTGGCGCCAGAGCTTGCCGGCGGTCGCGTCTGGCTGGCGCCACAGTCGCGTCGAGGGCTACGCGGAGTTCCTCAACCTCGACCTGCGAATGGTCGCACGCCACCTGGACGAGACCGTGCGGTTCGTCCACGTCCAGCCGGCCGTCCGAGACGTGCTCAGGATCTGGCGCAGCGACGCGATGCAGAGCCAGCTGGAGTCGATCGACCCCAGGGCCTGGGACGAGATGGTCGTGCCGTGGCTGGTGCGGGCAGCGCGCCAGGTGACCTCTACGCCTGGTGCGTCTCGCGACGTCGACAGGTTTTGGGTTGCGCTGCGCAGCCGCGTCGGGCTCGACAGGATGTTCCTCAACATCAGCAACGCCATCCAAAACGTGGGTGGTCTGTTTTCAGCTCTTGCCGAGGTGGATGGGTCGCACCTGCGAGCGTCGCTGGCCAGCTACATGAGAAACCGCAGAGACTTCGCGGCGGTCGTCGCCAAGAAGTCGAAGTTCATGGAGCTGCGCCTTGGGAACCAGATGCAGGCCCTCGCGGAGACGCTGGACGAGATCGTCCTGCGTCCTGGTGCGGTCAAGAAGCTGCAGCGCTGGTCTTCGCGCCACGGCTACATCGCCCAGACGAGCGTGCAGAACTGCATCGACCTGGTGACGTGGCAGGGCGCCTACGATCAATCGGTCGCTGAGGCAGCGGCCGACCAGACGGAGGAGCAGGTCGAGACGGCAGCGGTCGCCCACGCCGACTCGATCGTGCGACGGACGCAGCACTCTCTAGACCCCGAGGACGTCGCTCGCTACGAGGCCACGACACCGTTCGCTCGGACGTGGCTGCAGTTCAGTGGCTGGTTCAACAGCCTGGCCAACGTCAACGCGACGGCCATGGGCGTGCTGTTCCGCGAGATGGGGATGGGCGCCCTAAAGTCCCCGGCCCTGTGGTCGCAGTATGTCCTGGGATTCGCGGCGCCGCTGATCGTTGGCGACGCAATCGCGAAGGGGATGGCAGGGAGGTGGAGCGACGACGACGACGACGGCTACCTCGACGAGATCAGCGAAACGCTCGTGCTGTCGCAGCTGCGCGGCCTGTTCGCCGCGGTGCCAGGTGTCGGCCAAGGGCTCAACGCGTTCACGAACGCGTGGAACGACCAGCCCTACGACGACAAGTTGGCCACGAGCCCTGTGATGTCGGCCATGGAGTCTGTGTTCGTGGGCGTGCCCAGGGCGATCCAGGCATTGTGGTCGGCGGAGCGAGAGGTCACCGGGCGCAATGTGCGCGACGTGCTGACCCTGGTGTCCCTGCTGACGGGGATCCCAGTCAGCGCAATCGGGCGACCGGTCGGCTACCTTGTGGACGAGGGCAACGGCCGCGCCGTTCCATCTGGCCCGGTAGACTACGTTCGCGGGCTCGTGACCGGAGCTGCGGGAGACCGGCCCACCAGATGAAGCAGTCCACCATGCCACTCGAATCCTCCAAACTGCAACGCTGGCTGCCGATCGTGCAGCTCCTCGTCACCCTCGCCCTAGTTCCGGCAGTGCGTTGGGGGTGGCTGATCAGCGAGCAGCAGCAACACCTAGAGATGCAGCACAATGAGCTGCGCAACCAGTTCTTGAGTGAACAGCGAGCGGTGGCGACGCTCTCCGAAGAGTTCCGGTCGGTGCGCAGCAGCATCGACGGCCTCAAGACGGAACTTCTGCAGCGGCTCACTCGCGTCGAGACCAAGATCGAAGGGCAGGCCAAATGAACATGAATAACCCCGTGGCGCGGTGCGACCGCTTCTCTCGCTTCCTGTTGGTCGTAGCTATCGCAGTTGCGGCGCTGGCTCTTGCGGGTTGTGTCGGGACCGCCCCGCAGGCCGACACCACGGTGAAGGTCATCGGAGCGTTTGCCGGCGCCGCGGCTCTGTGGCTCGACAGCCTGCGTGCCAGCGGAGCGATCTCGCCCGAGCAGGCCGCAGAGTTTGGAACCGTAGTGGCGCAGGCGCAGTCCACGATGGATTTGGTGGGCGCCGCGGCTCGAGCCACCGCGCAGGCCGTTGGGTTGCTGCGGGCCGAGGTGACGACCGTGAGAGCGTCGTCCTTCACGGCCGAGGAGATGATCGGCGCAGGCGCCGCGACAGCCGCGACAGCCGCCGCCATCGTCCACAAGATCCGCGGACCATCAGCGACGACCGAGGAGCGCGTCAAGCGCGCCCAGCAGCGCAAGGGCTAGGGTGTTGGTTCGACGGCTGTTGGTGCCTGCCCCTTGCCGTCGATGCCCGCCATCTCGGCGCGACCGGATCACTCATCGCTGGCCTCGTCGTAGCAGCCGCAGGGCGGCGCGGGCGTGGTGTCGGCGAAGGGGAGTCTTGCCTGCCTGCTGTCCTGGTTCACCACGTCACGCCAGGCGAACCGGCGGCCGAGTCCCTTGACGCTGGTGGTCACCGCGTTGGCCTCGAGGTCGAGCGCACGCTGCAGCAGGTCGGGATGCTTCTCGCCCAGCTGGAGGATCTCGGAGACGCGCATGGCTGGGCAGAAGAAGCACGAGCTCTTCGGCGGCACCTTCCAGCCGTGCTCGCGGATCGCGAGTTCGCACATCTCGCGATCCCACCCCCAGTTCACCAGTGGCCGGTCGTACCAGTAGCGGGCATCGTCGGGTGGCGCCGACCGGTGCGCCTCGCCGGCGTCGATGCCGATGAGGCGGCCCACCTTGGCGCCGCGCTCCCAGGTCGCCACGGCTGCCGGGTAGGTCCGCAGGAACCTATCCATCGGCTGCCGCTTCCACTTCGCCGAGCAGCCCTTGAATCCGTAAGCGAGCGACGGGAGCTCCTTCCGCTGCAGGCAGTTCGCCTCGAGGCTGTCGCCTTGGCCGCGGCCAGCGTTGGTGACCGTGGCCCAGTCGATGCCGTGCAGGCCGCAGAAGGCGCGCACGCGCTCTACGTGCTCGTAGGTCTCGGGGAGCTCGCCACCGGTGTCGGCCCACAGGACCAGGGTGGGAGTCATCAGCTTGCGCACGCACTGCAGGAGCAGCGCGGTCGAGTTCACCCCGCCGCCGAAGGACAGGGCGATCATGCTTCGAACTCGGCCTTGCTAGCACGGTGTCCAAGTGTCATTGGGGCGTGGCCGGGTTAGAGGGGAACTGGCCCCAGATGGCCTCGTGGGCCTCCACTTCGATGAGGTGGTATCGGACGGCCCCATTGGGCGCGCCGTCCAGACGGAACCAGTTCGGCCCTCGGCCGATTCTCCGCCAGCGGGACAGAGTCTCGTAGCTGACGTTCCAGCGGGCTGCCAGCTGGTCGGTCGTCATCGTTCCTAGGTCGACCTTCGTCGGCCTGTTGTGGCCGCCTCCAGGGCGGCTCACGAGGGCACCTCGGTCTTCAGGCGGGCGAGACACTCGTTGTAGACGCCGGCGAGCCACCTGCGCTCGGATGGGTTGAGCTTGCCCTTGCCTCGAGCTGCAATCGCATTGAGTTCGGAGGCGTTGCGAGCCTCGCGCATTGCGCCCTCGATCTCCGATGGGCTGATGGGTGGGTCTTCGGCGTCGAGATCAGGAGCCTGCTCGGGCACGTCCTGTGTGCGCTCTTCGGCCAACTTAGGGGCTGGAGCCTTGGCTTGGGGCTGGGCTGGAGCAGGAGCAGGAGCAGGAGCCGCCTTTGCCTTGACGGCAGGCGCGGTGTTGGGGCCGCGGCCTGACGCTGCCTCGCCGTCGTCGTCCGACTCGGCCAGGCACAACAGCGACTTGATTGCCACGCGGCGCCAGTAGGTCACAGAACTGCTGACCGCCTGCGGCGTGTTCTTCTCGTAGTTGAGGACGACGACGTCGCTCAGGCTTTCGCCGCTAGCGTGCCAGAGGGTCGTGGTCAAGACGTAGGGCTGCTGGCCGCCACCGCTGACGCGTTGGGTGATCACCAGCCCCTGCACGGCTAGCGGCAGGGTGACTGCTGTCAGCACGTCCTCAAGAGTCGAGTAGCGGCTCCCGAAGTGGCTGTTCTTGGCGGATTTGGTGGGGTTCTCGATCGAACTGCGCGCCGCCACCAGGGCGACGAGCAGGGCGATCGGGGGGAGGGATGCGGCCGGCGCCGCGGGGAGTTGGTCGGTCATGGTCAGGGTCAAGGTCATGGGTCAGAGATCAGAGGAAGGCGGCCACTTGGTGCGCCCACGATGGTCGGTAGCCGGTGCGGACCTGCCACCGGAACAGCAACGAGCGGAAGTTGTCCCAGGCAGCGTCGAGGTCTTTCTGGGGGATCTCGACGAGCCTGGCCTCGGGTTCGTCGCGGTTGACGAAGACGATGGCGCCGCGGACACTTCCCGACAGCGTCGCCCAATCGAGGCCAGTCAGTGCGGTCGCCCCGGCCACGAGTTGCATGGCGTGGTCGTCGTAGGTGCGAATCTCGGCCGGCAGCGGCCGTCGGTTGGTCTCGCGGTCGAGCACCCCGTCCTTCGATTTCATGTCGACGACGAATCCGCTGGGGATCGATCCGTCGGAGGAGATCAGGGCGAGGTCGACCTTCGTGCCGTAGCCCAGTCGGCTAGCGCAGCCCACCTCAGACGCCCACCACTGGCGAGGCTCTCCGTCGGTGAGGATGCCCAGCTGGCCAGCGACGGCTGCAGCCCATGGGTCGGTCAGGTTGTGGGCGCCTAGGTCACGCTCGACGCGAGCGTGGAGCTCGGTGCCGCGATCGGCGGCGGCGGCGGCGCTCTCCTCACTGTCGGCCAGGATCCGATCAATCCATTCCTCCGACGTCTCGCCAGCGACCTGCGGCAAGGTCAGCGCGGCCTGGATGGCTTGGCTGACCTTCCACTTCTCGAGGCCGGCGCGTGGCGCCTCCCTCAGAATCGTCGTGATCCCTGGGGCGAGGTCCAGTTTGCGGGCGTGGCGCAGGTCGGGCTTGACCTGCGAGTTCTTCTTCGAGCCAGCGACGGTCTCGAGCTGGTTGCCATTCCGGTCATACCAGTGGCCAGACGACGTGAAGCGTCCTGCGAGCTTCACTGGGGGATTGGTGTTGGTCATGTGGAGCAACATAGATCGATCGCTGCGGTAGTCAAGTGGCAACATGCAGAAATATGCACGCGGACGCTTGCGCCCCACACACAGTGCGCTAGGGTGCCCGCATGGAAATCAAAGAACTGACAAGCCACGACCACCGTCGCGCAAGAATGGAGGCGGCAGCGCGTGGTGCGGTCTACTACGACGGCTCGGCGTGTAAACGCTGCGGCGGGGTTAGCAGGTATGTGATTGCCTCGACCTGCGTGACATGCACCCGCCAACGATCCAGCACGCGTGACCTCCCGATCCGCGAGGCTGCCCATCGGGCGAGGAAGGCCAATGCGGCGGCCATGGAGGTGGCAGGTGACTGACTCGACCCAGACCCTTTCCGTCGATTGCAGGGCACTCCTGGCCTGCGCAGCAGCCTTCGGCCTGTTCATTTTCGTCGCGGCCGTGTATGCCTGCCGCCAGTGGTGGCCACAGTGATGGCCGCCAAGCGTCGTGTCACTCCCGCGACCCAGGCAGAAAGCCTGGGGGGTAGGGGGGGGTCTGTACCGACCGGAGGTTTGCCTGCCTTCAGCAGTGTCTCTGGTACAGATCCAGAACTGCAGCAGGCAGGCAAACAGCAGGGCGGATGTACCATTGACTCGGTACTGCTGGAGGCCGGGGTCTGGACGACCAATCGGCCAATGCGCCACCAGTTCGCGGCCGAGCTCGCGCTTCGCGGCCTCACGGCAGACGATGTCCAGCTACTCGCCGACGACGTCCTCGGAAAGGCCGGCGTGCGCCGCCTTGGCCTTGGCGAGCTGGTAAACCTGCTCCGCGACGAGGAGCGGACGCAGTTCGCGCTGGAGGATCTGCGCAAGGTCGCCCTCAAGAGCCAGGGGCCGCCAGGTAATTCGATCCGCCGGGAGGACGTCACACGCGTGCGCCAGTTCGAGCGCGAGTGGGAGGACTACCAGAGTCGAAAGGCCAAAGGACTGACCGACGAGACACCGATGCCGATGCCGTGGAGAAAGCCAGGACCAAGTGGGGAGGAGTAGGGAGTCTCCCTACCCCTTACTTTTCCTGGATCCACTGCCTGCAAGACCAAAGCTGACAGAGCTGACAGCTGGCAACTGCTAACTTGCCGCGAACCCATGACCATGACCATGACCACACCCACACCCCCAGCACCCCTCTCCGACCAAGAACGCCTGCAACGCGAAGCCATCGAGCTGCGCGAGCAGGTCGCCAATCAGGAGGACACCATCCGATACCTCCAGGTAGCCCTCGACGCACAGGAGTTGGCGATCGATCGATCCGCCTCGTCCCAGGCTCGAGCCCTCGAGCTGCGGAGCTACCGGACCCGCCGCGAAAGCTGGACGAGCCTCTCCGCCCGCCTCGGGGAGCTCGGCGAGCAGTTGGCTCGTGCGCGTAGCGGCTGCCGCAGGATGCGCCTGCGTTTGAAGCCCAAGCTGCCACCCACCGTCGAGGCACCCACCGTTCTGGAACGTTCCGTGGCAACCTCGAGAACCCTGTTCGAGGCAGTCGTCGAGGAGGGAGTGGCCCTGGCAGCCGCCGTCGTGCGGTTCTACGGCCGAGCGAAGGACGGCCAGAAAGGCGATCTGGCACCCCGAGGTCTTCGGGAAGGTGTCGAAGAGGCGATCGGGCACGTCGTCCGGCTGGCGATGCGCGGGCATACCTGTGGCACGGACGCCAAGATGGTGGAGGCGGCGTGTCGCAGCGTGATTCTGCCGCTGCTGGAGGAGATCCCGCCCGCGGCGATCGACCAGCAGGCTGCCGACGACCGCTTCAGCAACGGGCAGATCACCCCAGCCCAATACGAACAGATGCTAGCGCGGACGAGCGGTTGGGAGCCTTACTACGTCTATGAGGGTGAGACGCCAGTGGTGATCTTCCAGACCAAAGAAGAAGGTATGCAGCAGCAGCTCCGCGTCGTGATGGGCTGGTCTGAGTCCGCCAACGAATACGTGGGGATGTTCCGAGGAGCGACCATCACCATGACCACGGAGCTTCGGCGCGCTGGCGAGGCTACGTTCGCGCTGTGGGGTGGTGACGTCTACGGGCTGTTCGTGGTGGACCGTCTGGAGAACCCATGAGGAAGTGCATCCAGGCGCCGAAAATCACGGCCTACGCCAAGATGTTCATCCAGATCGGCTGCGTCGGGGGTCAGCCGTTCCAGTTCCTCGACGTAATGGAAATCCAGTGCGTCGGGGGTGTCCTCAAGGTGCGCCTGACGCAGCGAATCAGCACCGCGGACGCTGTCCGCCTGCTCGAGGACTGCGGTGTCGTCATCGTACCATCGGCGCGGCGCCAACTGCTCGACACAGAGCCAGAGGAGTTCAGTTTGCCCGGTTATCATTGGCTGACGAAGTGGGGCACCTACGTCGTGCAGATCGATGCCGCGGACGGGACCAGAGAATGGTCGAGCATCCCGGTCGTCGCGGCCGTGGCGACGGCCATGGCGGACTCGATTAGGCCCTACCTCCGCGAAGGCCGCACCGTCTACGCCTGCGTGCTGAGAGGCATGGACGACTAGCGCAGGGGGACCACCATCGGATCCGACATCGACAGCACGCGGAACAGGTCGGCCGGGTCCATCGAAGCGTCGTCCCACAGGACCGAGCAGGTCGCAGCCGTACGTCGCATGATCGACGCCCGCGGGGTCCAGACCTTGCGGGCGCCGCGCTTCCCGCCGCGAGGGCGCAGCGACCAGCTCACCACGACAAGCTCGTGTCGGTGGGTCCAGTAGCTGCGCACGACGTCGTCGCGACGCACCAGACGAGGCTCCTTCGAGAGCTTCGCGACCCGCGCCGCGTGGTTGCTCCCGCTCGTGATCTGCAGGCCAAAACACGCCCCGTCCGTGCGTAGAGCCAGGTAGTCGATTCCCCCGAACAGGTCGCGCTTCGTGTGAGTCCTCGGCACGACCTGCTCAACTCGGTCGTAGATCCATCCAGCCGCACGCAGGACGGCCAGCGTGCGGCTGACGTAATGGTTGCCGGTCACTCGCCAGCCGCGGGAGCGAGGTCGGTAAGGTACGACAGGTCACTGAGGAGACCCATGGAGCTCAGCAGTGCCTTCTCGTCGGCACGCAGGGAGCCGATCTTTGACCGCAAGTTTGCCGCCCGCATCCGCGCACGGCGCACGTAGCGCAGGGCGCCAGCGGCCTCGACACCGCTGAGGGAGCGCGGCGCGCCCGTGGGCGACGCGGACATCCACTTGGCGACGATCTCGAGGTCGGCGCGCTCAATGTCCTGGGTGTCGTGGGTCAGGTAGACGTCGCGGAAGAGAGCAGGAGGGAGGGGCGTGTCAGTGGCCATGGTGGGCGAATTGGTAGAGGCGGGTTGGGGTGCCGTGCCCGCTAAGGCGCGGAGCGTAGCCACCGGTCGCGACGATGTCTCGCTCGCGCACCATTCGGTGGCAGACTGCGCCCCATGCACGGAGGTCAGGCGGCGCCGCAACCGTGCAGCGCTCGCGCAGCTGCTCGAAGGTGAAGCACGCCGGCATCGCCGCCGCCGCGGCGCAGGCCGCAGTGTAGGCGCTCTGCTGCCAGCTGGGCGCTTCGCGGTCGGCGCGTTCCGCGGCGAGCACCATGCCATCCTCGCCGGCTTCGCGAGCTCGGCGCAGTCGTTCGATGTGCGGGCCTTCGAAGAGGTTCATGCTTGCTCCAGTCGTTGCCACAGCACTCGGAACGCAGCTGCCGCACACTGCGGCACCTGACCGTTCCCCAACTGCCTCAGTCGTGCGCCTCGGCGTCGAACGTGCGCCACCGCGGCGACGGCAGCCCTTACCTCGGCAGGCCCGCCGCGGACGCCTTGACCAACTCGCCCCACAGGACACGATCGACCTCGCGCAGCCAGCGACGCACCTCGGGCGTGTCGGGGCAGTCGTTCGTCAGGAGGCTCCTGATCGGGTTCCGCTTGCGCGCTGCCGTCCTTCGCTTGTGCCTACGTTGCCGGCGACGCCGGCCTGCTCGGTCAGTCATGGTTTCCCCTTCGCGCTCTGCTCCCCAACTGCTTCAATCGTGCGACTCGGCCGGGCTCGCCGCCGCCGCCGCCTGCGAACAGGTGCATGGTATTCATTGCGGCACCCTGAACCACCGCTTGGCGCGCCTTCCGCCACGGCCCTCGTCGGCGAAGATGTAGTGCAGCAGGCCGAGAGCCTGAAGCCTCTTGCATCGACGCTTCACGACGGTGAGAGAGATGCCGAGCCGATCGGCCAGCGGCCCGTGCGATCGGCCGATGCACTCGGCCAAGAACAAGCCGTCGCTGATGATCGGAGCCGGCCCAGACTTGCGCGCCGCATTCACGGCTGCCCCATTCGTGCGAGGTCGTCGGCCGGGATCCCGTATCCGGCCGCCAGCCGCGCCATCGTGTGCGCTGCAGGCATGCACTTGCCGGATTCGTAGCGGGAGATGTGGCCCTGGGGGATCCCGCAGAGGTCGCCGATCATTTCCTGGCTCAGCCCGGTCGCCAGCCTGTGGCGCCGGAGCAGAGCGCTGAGGCGGCGCAGGTAGGTGGACTTTAAGCAGAACGGTAGTGGCTTGGGCATGGTCATCTCAGACGTCAAAGTGGTGGGGACCATCCTCGAGCTGGCCGAGCGACCACCGCTCTGCCTCCAGGTCGAGAACAGCGAGGTGAAGAGTGTCGTAGTCGGTCTCGATCCCGTGGCGCTCGCGCAGGTGCTCCTGCACCTCGACGAGGTCCATCTGATCGGCCAGGAGCAGCAGCGAGTCGCCGAGGTCTGCGAGCGTGGGTTGGTGGGGAATCATGCGAGGATGGTGAAGAGCAAGACGAGGAGGAGGCAGGCGCACGAGCCGACGATCTCTGCCGTCGACTCGGTGCGTGGTTCGGTGTGCGTGGTCGGCTGGTTGTGCATCAGACGTTCCTCGGTTCACGGGTGGCGACGATGGCAGACTGCATCGCATCTTCCCAGCGCAGCGACTCGGCTTGGATCGGGTCGAACGCACGCCCGACCAGCGTCGCGATCGCCAGCATCGCCCACGGTTCGGCAGAGTGGAACCGAAGGATCACGCTGATCTGGTCGAGCGCGAAGCGGTGCCGGTCGGCCATGCGCCACAGCTTGGCGTGGCTTGCTTCCATCGCTTCCGAGTGGCGCTGCCACTGCTTTGCGTTCTCGTGCCAGTTGCGCGCCTCGGCCTGCGTGTAGGCGTCGCCGTCCATCGGCTCGATCCGGTCGGTGGTGTCGGTGGTCACTTTGCACCCCCTTCGGTTGTTCGTCACGTCGGTCATGTCACTGTCCTCGGTTCGTTGGTTGGTCACGTAGTGGGGCTGGGGGAAGGGGATCACCACCAGCCGGCCCTTCGCGCACGGGCTGACAGCTTCGGCGCTGGAGCGTTGCGAGCGGCGCGCTGGGCGACCAACTCAGCAAGATGCTCCTTGTAGCCATCGCCCTCGCAGCCGTCGGCGATGGCGTTCTCGGTCCCACTGATGTCGTAGCAGAGGTCGCAAAGCTGGACGCCAGCACCATCGCCGCCAGTGTCTCGCGTGCGGTGCTTGCAGATGCGGCAGACGTAGCAGCCGGTGCCGCGCTGGAACTTCGACTTCGTTGGCTTGTTCATGCGGCTATGTATAGACATATCGGCATGGACGCGCAAGTGGGAGGAGAGAAAAATCTGCGCCCCCCACTTCCAACGCGTTTGGCTGAACGGCAGGATTGGTGCGGTGCCACTGATCCCATGCAACGCCAAGGGCCATAGGCTCGGTCTAGCCAGTCCGCAGGCGCATGTGCCCGACCTGGTGGTGCGGAGGATCAGGCGCCTGCGATCCGAAGGGTGGTCATACCGGAGGATCGCGAAGGACTGTTGCGTCTCCGTCGGCTACGCCTGGTCGGTCTGCGCTGGTGTGCTGCGCACGCAGCCGGTCCACCACTTCAAGGAGGAGTGATGCCCAAGCGCAAGCGACTCGAGACCCCGACCCGCACCCGGTCGGGTGCCATCGTCGGCAGGCCGCCGGAACAGCCCGATCCCTTGCTCCTCGAATCCATCATCGAGCATGTGGCGGCAGGCAAGAGCCTCCAGAGCTGGTGCGACGCCAAGCCCAAACGCCCTGCTGCCCGCACGGTGCGCGAGTGGCGCGAGAAAGACCAAGCGTTTGCCGCCGCGTTCGTGCGCGCACGCGAAGACGGCTGCGACCGACTCGCCGAGCAGTGCCTCGAGATCGCCGACGACACGACCCACGACACGACCTACGACGACCAGGGCCACGCCCGAGAGGACAAGGAATGGCTCGGACGCTCACGGCTGCGCGTGGACACCCGGCTCAAGCTACTGGCCTGCTGGTCGAGCCGATACTCGCCGCAGATGCGGCACACGGGATCCGATGGCGGCGTCGTCAGGGTCCAGATGTCCGACGTAGACCGCCGGGCCCGCATCGCATCCATCCTCGCCGCCGGCCAGGGCCGACTGCTCCATGGCCAAACGGAAGACGACGGCGTCGGCGAGTAGCCTTCCAAGCCCACGCGTCCTCGGGCTCCTGACGGACGTGGAGAGGGCAGAGCTCGACGATCTCCTGCGGGGTGATCCTGTGCCATGGCGACCTGTCCCAGGCCCGCAGGCGATGGCTGCGGAGTCGAAGGCGGACATCATCGGCTACGGCGGCGCGGCTGGCGCCGGCAAGTCGGGCCTGATCGTGGGTCTGGCGACGACAGAGCACCGCCACGTCCTGATCGTGCGACAGACTGGGCCGGAGCTGCAGGCACTGATCGACGACATGGCCCGCGTGCTCGGCACCCGCGACGGGCTGTCCAACGCCAGCGGCAACCGTGTCTGGCGCTTTCGCCGGTGGGACGGTGTCGACGTCCAGGTCGAGTTCGGGTCGTTCCCAAATCCCGGCGACGAGGAGAAGTTCCAGGGGCGACCGCACGACCTGCTCGCGTTTGACGAGGCGCAGCTCATGCGGCGCGCCGCCGTGACCTACCTGTTCACCTGGGTCCGCTCGATCCAGCTGGGGCAGCGGCAGCGAATATTGCTGACGTTCAATCCGCCCATGTCCGACGAGGGGCAGTGGATTCTCGAGTTCTTTGCCCCGTGGCTGGACCCCACGCACCCTGACCCAGCCAAACCAGGCGAGCTGCGGTGGTTCGGGATCCTCGAAGGCATCGAGCGCGAGCTCGAGAACGGCGAGCCGTTCCGCTACCGCGGCGAGCTGATCACGCCAGCGTCTCGCACGTTCATCGGTGGGAGGGTCGACGACAACCCGTTCCTCATGGCGACGGGCTACAAGGCTCGCCTCGAGGCCCTCGAGGAGCCGATGCGTAGCGTGATGCTGCACGGCGACTTCCAGGCCGGCGTGCGCGACGGCGCCCGCCAGGTCATCCCGACGGCATGGGTGCGCGCTGCCGTCAAGCGGTGGCGCGACCGCAGTGGCGAGCAGCTGGAGCTCACTTCGACCGGCATCGATGTCGCCCGCGGCGGCTACGACAAGACCGTCTTGTGCAACCGTCACGGCAAGTGGATCGCTCCGTTGGTCGCGGTCGCCGGCAGCGAGACTCCTCGAGGTAGCGATGTCACCGCACTGGCCGTGCAGCACACTCGCGACGACGCCCCGCTGCTGGTCGACGGCATCGGGGTCGGCAGCGCAGTGGTCGATCACATGGAGGGCCTGGGCCTGCCCGTGGTGTCGATCATCGCCAGCCACGCGACGGCAGGCCGGGACAGGTCGGGTCGATTCGGGTTCCGAAACGTCAGGTCGGAGATTTGGTGGCGAGCCCGCGAAGCCCTGGACCCGGCCAACGGCATGATGCTCGAGCTGCCCAACGACCGGCAGCTGATCGCCGAGCTGACCATGCCGCGCTGGCACGAGGCCGCTGGCGGAAGAATCCAGGTCGAGTCCCGCGACGACCTGATCCGCCGCCTCCACCGCTCCCCAGACCGCGCCACCGCGCTGGTGCTGGCCCTGATTGACCACCCAAAGCCCAAGCGCGTCGAGCGAGATGCCCGCCGCCGACGCAGGAGCGCCCCAGATGAACGGCACCCGACCCTCGATTACTGAGGTCCGCGACTACCAGCCCGACGACCTGCTCGACCTGCTCGAAATGGGTGCGCGGTTCGCGGCTGCTGCCGGGGAGCGACACGACCCCGACAGGCTGCACGCACTGCTCAACGCCAGCCTGGGCGTGCGGCATGACGGCGAAGCCGTGCGCGTCTGGGTGGGCACCCTCGATGGGAGGCCCGTGGGGTTCCTCGTCGGCGCCATCGGCCATCTGTGGATGACCGGGGAGCCGGTGGCTCACGAGCTCGCGTGGTGGGTGGATCTAGAGGCCCGTGCGACCACGCGCATCGGCATCCTCCTGCTGGATGCGTTCACCCGATGGGGGCAGGAGGTCGCACCATTGGCTTCATGCAGCACGCTGGCTGACCTAGACCCCCGCGTCGAGAGACTGCTCAAACGCAAGGGCTGGCACCGGGCCGAGGTTGCGTGGACACGACGATGGCAGCCTTCAGTACCATAGCAATTGTCTCCCTAGCCCTGTCTGCGATCGGCGTCGGCGTCAGCACCTACCAGGGCGAGCAACAGAGACGAGCGCAGAAGCGCAGCCTGCTGGCGCAGGAACGGGCGCAGGCGGCGGCTGACGTAAGGGCGGCCTCGACCAAGCGGCAGAACGATCTCGACTTTGCCGCCGCCAATCGCAAGGCACCAGACCTCAACTACCTGATAGAGGCCCAGCAACGCCGAGCCCGGCAAGGCGCCGCGTCCACAGTGCTGACCAGTGGCCGAGGGCTGGCGGGAGCATTCAATTTGCCCATGACCAGCAACGTCCTGCTCGGAGCCTGATGTCAGACCAACAACGCGACCCGATTCTCGCAGAGCTCACGACCCTCAAGTCTGCGCGCTCGACTTGGGACGCTCACTGGCGGGACATCCTGCTCCATGTGCTTCCGCGCCACGGGCGCTGGACCTCGAGCGACCGCAACGATGGCCGCAAGCGGCATGGGTCGATCATCGACGACACCGCGACGCTGGCTGTCCGCAGCGCAGTGGCCGGCCTGATGGCCCACGGCTCAAGCCCAGCGCGGCCCTGGTTCGCCTGGGGCACTGACGACCCCGAGCTCGACCGCCACCGACCGGTGCAGGAATGGACCCACCTGGTGCGCGATCTGATGCTGCGCCGCCTGCGCCGCTCTGGTGCCTACCGGATGCTTGGGTCAGGCTACGAGGCGACGCTGACCACGGGCACATTCTGCGCCATCCAGGTGCCGACCTACGACGAGCGCAGCGTGCATCACTTCGTCAGCCCCGTGGGCGAATACTGCCTGGCCGCCAACCAGTGGGGCCGGATCGACACTGCGATCCGAGAGCTGACGTGGACCGTGGCGCAGGTCGTCGAGGAGTTCGGCCTCGAGTCGGTGACCCCGCAGACGCGGCGCGCCTACGAGCAGGGTCTCTACCACCAGCAGGTCGAGCTGCTGCACGCCGTCCGTCCCCGCCGCGGCAGCTACGACGGCGCCAAGCGCGACTCGTCCAACATGCCAATCCAGTCGCTCTGGTACGAGCGCGGCGCCGACTGCGGCACCTACCTGCGCGACGGCGGATTCCGCGACAACCCGCTGATCTGCCCAAGGTGGAACGTGCTCGACGGCGACGTCTACGGCTCGAGCCCGTGCATGGATGCGCTAGGTGACATCCGCGCCCTGCAGCACGCGCACAAGAAGCTCGCGGAAGCGATCAACTACCACGTCAAACCAGCCATGAAGGCGCCCACGAGCGCCAAGAACCGAGAGATCGACGGCGAGCCAGGCGGCACCACGTTTGTCGATGCCGGCGGCGACAACTCCTACGGCCCAGCGTGGCAGACCACGCTCGACCTCGCCGCCATGGAGCGCGTGATCGGGGCGCATCAGCAGAGGATCAACCGAGCCCTTTACTACGAGCAGTTCCAGTACCTGGCTTCGCTCAACGCAAGCACCCAGCGCACCGCAGCCGAGATCCTCGAGCGACGCGACGAGTCGTTTGTCATTTTGGGGCCGGTCGTCGAGCGTTACGAGGACGAGCTGTTCCGCCCGATGCTCGACCTGCTGTTCACCAGGATGCTCGAGGCGGGCGACATCCCGACTCCGCCCAAGGAACTGCACGGCCGGCCACTGGCCCTGGATTTCCTCTCGCCCCTTTCGCAGGCGCAGCGGGCCATCGCCACCAACGGCGTCGAACGGTGGACGAGATTCATCGGCGCCCTCGCCACAGTGCGACCAGAGGCCGCAGACAAGCTGGACGTCGACGAGCTCTCTGATGCTTACGGGCAGTACCTTGGCGTCGACCCGCGCCTCATTGCCGCATCGGAGCAGGTCGCGTTCGTGCGCAAGGCGCGCAACGAGTCGCTGGCGGCGCAGCAGCAGTCGACGATGGCAGTGGAGCAGGCAGGCGCAGCCCGCGATCTGGCTCAAGCCCAGCCAGCCGGCAACCCTCCGCAGGATCTATCAGAGGCATGGTCTGGATACGAC